ATAGTAAAATCCGTTTCCATTAATCATCATCTTTACGTGCAATTTGCAACGCATAAGATTGTAATTAGTAATACGGTTGATCACTCTGGGATTTGTGAAGAAATCTGCCCAAGGATTGAAACCTTGAAAGAATGGAGATGCAGCTCCCGGTGCCCAAGAAAACTCACGAATGAGAATTGGACGTCGGAAGAATGCCTCCAAGGAGGTATCAGATTTGGCTGCCACATCAAATGTGGAGTCAGGTTGACTATCGACTGTGTAGACCCAGTCTTCTTTTTGATCTGAAAAGGAAACAATCTGGTGTTTCCTCTCCAGGCTTTCTGTAGTTATTCGTACGTTGAAAGGGGAAGTAAACCTACTATGAAGTGTACGGAGTCGGTTTATACTCCGCCACTGGGCTGAACATTGCCTGAGCTGGCGTAAACTCACGGGGGAGTACTCTAAGACCTGGAAGCCTCAGGAGGTCCAATTGACAGCAAATTGGAGCTCCCTGGTATCCATACCAGGAATCCTATTTTTAGCGTTTGGCCACATAGGTGCGGCCAGAGGGATGCTTTTAATGTCTTCCCAGGACGGTTCGGAGACTTAAGAGGTCTCCTGCTCTTTGGGCATATAGGTGTCCTTCCACACCTCGAGAGACTCATCATATGACCTGTCCAACATGGTACAAATGTGAGCAATGTCCGCTCTCTGAGCAACCTCTTTCATTTGCTCTCGCCTCTTCTCATAGATGTCACGACCGTGGTTAAACCATTCGCGTAATCCTCCATCGATATTGAAGGCAGCAGCCTGTTGCTTGGTAATCGCACTAGATTCCAGCGTGGCATGCAAGCTCTTGAAAATCGAATTTTCATCCAAAGCTCCCATGATCATTCCTGTGTCAGGGCAGAAGACATTTTTCCTTTTCAGAAAATCTGCTTCTTCGTCTTTCATGTAGGGAGTAGGAGTAGAGGTCTTGTCGGGCATAGTAAAAACCATATCACGATCCTCTAGAAATTTGGCAACAGAAATGTGATTGAATTCCGGATACTCTTTCTTAACTGAACTCTTCGCATCATCACCATAAGTCATCAATGCGCACACCTCACGAAATGGAGGAACCTTTCGGTCCTCGTAAATCTTGAAGTATGCACACCGAAATAACAACGAGTTGACGATAGAATTGATATACACAGTCAGATTTTGTCCGGATGGGTTAGATCCAAAGTGTTGGATCAAATCACCATTGTATGCCATAAGAGGATAACAAATG